CACTATTGAATTCTGGGCTGTTTACCACTTTTCCAACTTTTTGCATCAAGGCATTGTTATCAACACTAGGACTCATTCTTGATATCATTTGATCACGTGGAGTATTTGTTAGTTCGCGGCTGGTGTTTTCTGATACACCTTTTCTGATTTTTTTAGTTTCGTTCATAGTTGTCATTTCTTGTTCCTTAGATCCTTGTGTCTGGGCTAAATGTTGAAAATCGTTTTTATCAAGATTTGTTTTGGCAATGTCGCGTGTGTCAAAACGCAGTAGTCTACGCATGGCAAAAAATCTCATTTCTTTCAAAAATCTAAACCATTGCTTCTTAACTGGATCATCTTGATTTTCAGTAATACCTTGGCTGTAATAAACTTTTAAACTGCCTAGCTCGTTTAGACTGATGCTAACACGGCCCATGTTATTGCCTTCAATGACAAAGTCAAAATCAAAGAAACGTGCTTGGGCAGGGTCAATGGTCACTGCGCCAGTTTCATCACCCATTTCTAAATTGGAGAAACGGCTGCGAACTTTGTCGAATAAATCTTGGCTGATAATTTGAATAGGTTTCATATCCAGTATTTATATCAATATGTGGATATGTAAATGGGCATGGGCAAGTCATGTTCCTCCAAGCCCTCTTGATCACGCATTTTGTCGTAGATTGCTGGATCCCAATCCTGTAGTGTCATGATCATTCTAATGGCCAAAAGTAAGCTGGACACTAGGTCATCGTGCTGTCCGCCTTTAGCTTTAAAAGTCACGCCCTCACCTATGAAAGTTTTTAGTTCACTAATCAATGCTTTGCTACGAATTTTGAGTTTTTTGGTTTCAAGTAGTTGTTTTAACTTGGCACAAGCGGCTATTTTGCTACCGTGCGTTGTATTAAACCCTCTTCTAAACTTACGAACATGACCACGTTTGACTGGCTCGCTTAGGAATAGACCTGGGAAACTTTCCTCACCCAATGCTTCTATGGCCATTAGGGCACTTTCTCCCAATGTGTTATTTTCAACACTATAATAAATGCTAGGGGTTACGTTAGCACTCTTGCATTTTTCATCAATGTGTAACAGCATGTCTCTCATGATTCTAACCTGTGCTTGGACAGGAGTAAGATTATGATGCCATTCTGCCACTTGATCCATACTGGGTATTTCTATTATTTCAATTGCGCCGTAGTCTCCGCCAGTACCCAAACTGGGATCTAGACTGCAGATATAGGTACTTGACGGGTTGATCTTTTTGTACCATCTAGCTTGACCCATTTTCATTTTGGGCTCTTCACCTTCCAAATTTGACAGGCAAATTGAACTGATCAATGTTTCATCAAAGATCAAGAATGCACATTCATGCTCACGTTTGAATCTTTCAGGACCCAATTGACTTCGCATTTCGTCGGCCCAGGCTTTGTCTCGATCTGGATGCTGATTCCAAATGGCCGTGTAAGGGTAATATCCGTTACGACCCAACTCTGTACTGTTGCCGTATTCATCAACCCGTTTGTTTGCTTCATTCCAAATTTGCGCGAATTGATCTTCATCACTGTTTGGAGTACTTGTAATAATAGCCTTACCACCAGTTGCCAGTGTAGGGGCAATGGAAGTCCAAAATTCGCTGGCAATGTTAGGAGCAACATAGGCAAACTCGTCACAGTATAGCAGGGATATAGACATACCACGACCTGTTGTTTCTGTAGTCGTTTGCGCCACAATGCGTGACCCATTTTCAAATTCAATACTTTGTTTGTTATAACTGGTAACACCAGCACGTATCCAGTCAGGACAAGTTTCATAGGCATAGCGTAGGCGCTGCATAATTTCCTGAGCACCAGAGAACTTGTGGGCACAAATTAGAATAGTGCTGTCCGCATTAAACATAGCATACCATAATAGGTAACCTACCGCAGTGGTAGTTTTGCCCATCTGTCGTCCCAGCATGTTTACACTGAACCGATGTGTATGATAACTTTCTAACAGCTCGTCTTGATATTCAAAGGCATCATATTTTATCTGCCCTCTGGTAGCATGTTGAATATAGAAAAAGTTTTTTAAAAAATACTTGGGACCTTCAACCGGATCTTGACACCGCATCAAGTCCTCGATATCTTTTTCAGTCCATTTTTGTGTTGTATTGGCCTTTTTGATTAAGACGCCATCTAAATTTTTTGATCCCATAATCTTATTTAATGAAAAAAATAGCCTCCGAAGAGGCTATTTGGATTACATCCTAAGGTTTAATTAGTCGTCGCACGAGCATTTTTTCATTGGCTTATCGCAACCTGAGCACATTTTTGCTTCCATCATGTTCTCTTCTTTACTCATGTCTGGAAACTGTTTCATAATAGCTTCGCCATCTAATTTTCCGGCACTTGCTGGATAAATTGTCATAAATGGTGGATTTGTAAATGTATTCTTTGCCTTAGCATTTGAAATAATTTCATGTGCACGTTCTTTACTTACAGGTTTTGTTCTTTGAACAACTGCTTGACCAGAACGATCATAATCAACAATACAAGCTACATATTCTTCATTTTCCATGTCTTCAGCAATAAACTGTTTGTATTCATCAAACAGATTGGCTGTGATTTCTTCCATCGTGGCTGTTGGCTGATTGCGTACACGACTACGTGTGTCGTGATTTTTAGCAGTGTCGCCGCCCATTGCTGGGTTCTTGTCCATATCGCCGTGATCAGTAAAGGCATTTGGTCCTTCCTTTTCTTCGTCAGGACTGTTATCAAACATGCGATCTGCCATGCCCTCATCTGTTTCCTCTTCTTCGTCATCTGCTGGATTCAGTTTGTCAAGGACGCTACGCATATCATCACCTGCTGACATTGCGGCAGGCATAGCACCCACACTTGGCTCAGCGGTCATAATTGCTGGTTCATGTTCAACACCCATGTGTTCATCGCCAACTTTTTCCACGCCAGCCAGTTTCATGATTGCGGCCAACATGCCACTTAACTCTTCACCACTACCAGCAGTGATATTGATAGTAGCAGGAGTTTGGGGAGCTTCTGGAGCACCCATCATTCCCATTGGGCCACATTCTTCAACAGCCTGTGATTCTTTGATTATATTTGGATTATTTGCGTCCAGTTCGGCCAAACGCTTTAGTACGTCGATCATTTGCATATTATTTCTTCCTTGGATCATAGTCCGTTTGTGCGATTGGACTGTGCGATGCTTGTTCTTCATTACTCATGATAGGGCTAACTTCGCCTTCAGGAATAATTTCTCCACGAGCTTTGCGCTGTAATTTTAAAAGGTCATTTAATTCTTTTACGAATCCACTGTTGTATTTGCTACCATAGTAGTCGTCAAAATTTGGACTGCCAGCTTCTTTGTAATCGGGGTCATGTAGTAATGCGCCAGTGCGTTCTACTACAGGTTCTTGATACTGTTCGCTGGGTTCACCTGGACGAACCACAGCCAACATTTTTGGATTGATCTGTAATCCAGAGCTTAGGTATTCCCTAAGTTCCTGTTGTGTTGTGGGATAATCCAATATAACTTCAAAAATTGTAACTTCACAGTTACGCACTTGGGGAAAGTCTAGTGGAAGACTTTGAACGGGGGTAGTTTTTAATTTTTTAAAGGCATCTACTTGGAAACGCTCAAGCATTGACTTTAGTTTTGATTCTTGGTCCGCGCTGAACTCCCCAGCTACCTTGACACGAAATTCATGTTTACGGGTAGCAACAGATTCAGATAGATATTCTTTAAATGTTTTCATAGTAATTTATTTATTCATATTTTTGATTTTTTCTAGGATGCTGTTGCGATCCGTAAGTATATAACCCTCGCCCTCAACAGTTTCCCCGCTTTCATTCCCATGTTTTTTATCCAACGCCAGCTTTTTCAACTGTAGATCCACCATTTTTAATTTCTTTTCAATTTTATTGGTCTTGGCCGTGATAGCGGCATTCATCATATTTGCGGCTACTTCAAACATGCGAGCACCATAACGTGCTTCTACGTTCATTCCTAAATCCATTAAGTCATCGTATGCTTTTTCAGCTTTGTCGGCTAGAGCATCTAATTCTGAATCGCTGATGTCGCCCAATCCTTTTACCCTAGGCAATGCGGCGGCAATTTTATCAAATTCTTCGAGTCGTTCTTCTAAGTTAATAACTTGTGTGTTTACTGGTGTGGCTGCTGGGTCGATGACCGGTCCGGTGTCATCGGGTAAATCAAATATTTCTTCTAATTTCTTTGTCATACTCTTACTTATTTCACTTTCTTAGTATTTTGATAGATATCGGTTTCGTTCAATATTCTAAATTTGATTCCCTGACTTCGACACCACGCGCCGGCAGCTTCCCACTTGGCCATGTTTTTCACATACTGTGCTTGGTTGTAGGGGTTCTTTCCAACTTTCTCTACTATCATTTGATTTGAGGGTTTTATCTCAATAAGCTCAACATGTTTTTTAAGTTTTTTATCTACATAGGAGATTAAAAAATCAGGAATATAAATTGTGTTCTTGCCTGTTAACGGATCCCTGTAAGGAATTTTAATACTTTCACTGGACCATTGTTGTATGCTGGGGTTGTTGTCGCAAAATGTCATAAAAGTATATTCCCAACCACTACGATATGTGGGAGCTCTGTTGCCCATATATTTTTCAGGGTTTTTTACTTGGTATACACCTTGACTAAATTTCATGCTAAAATATTACGATCTACTTCTGGATTAATAACAAATGCTAGAGCATACCCGAGGAAACTGCTTTTATATCTGTTGTAATTTAGTATTTCAGTGACCAACGCACTGATCTGTGCCGAATCGTATCCTGAAATAGTGTCTAGAATAGTCATGGGATTGTAGTTGTCTTTTTTGGCCTGCTGTATAATAATCACAGCAATAGCTTGAGCTGCCTGAGGGTCAAATCCTCTTTTGGTAAAAAATGCTGTTACCGCATTGAATACCCCTGCGCTCAATTCAATGGGCTTGTTATAGTAGCTGTCAAAAGACTGTACGGTGCTGTTTGAATTGAGCACAGTTTCAAAAGGTAGGTTGTTGTATGTGGTGTTTGCCATTATTGTGTCTTGACAGGTTTAGCTTTGGTTTGTCCGTTGATACTAGGGTTATCTGAACCAGAGAAGAATATGGCCGCGCCTGGATTAGTTTGACTAATGGCGGCTGCCGCTTGACTTCCGGCGCCGCCTGGTTGATTGCCGCCTCTAGACAAATTGCCTAATGCGCTGTTGGCCATGCTATAACCTTCCGCTATCAAACTTGATTTGGTAATGTGAGAGGCATTTTTAAGTAAGGTAACTGTTTGAAGGGCGGCACCTAGATAATTTCCTTCTGCTATGGCTCCGTTCGCTCCAAATATTGCTTCAGTACCAGAAATAATGCCACCTGGTCCAAATAATGAATTAGAACCTTTGCCGCCAATACTGAGTGGGCTTGGCGATGTATCATAGTAATAATTTTTGAAGTCGCCTGAACCAGATTCAGGTATTCTTCCTGATTGATAATAGACATTTTCAAAGACCACAGACATTCTGTTGTGCAACACCTTGCTGCCTTGTTCTTGATCCAAACTGTCGTGTGCCCAGTCTGTAACTAATGGATTTACCAATGTGAACTGAGTAAATTTCTGTTGATGTAGAACATAGATATCTATACTACGGAAAAACGGGGCTTTCTGAAAACTGCTTAGGCCGTATAGGTAATTGTTATCACTGAATTTTGTATCACTGTATGCTTGACTGCCAGCAGGTTTTGCTGTTGAACCTCTATTTTTCTTGCCGCCAGGCGCACTCAATCCGCCAAATAACTGTTTGACAAAACTTGCCTTAGCAGGAGAACTGGCCTGAGTAAAATCATTGGATCCTCCGTAGGTACTATCTGTGTAATAATATTTGTAGTAGTTTCTCCAAAGACCATTTGTGATGTCGCTGTTATCATCGTGAAATTCAATGTTGATGGGCTCGTATTCTAATTTGGTTTGTATTTTAGTTTTTCTATTGTATTGATTCAATGTTTCAGTAGAAATTTTAAATTTTGGTAAATCTACTTTTCTAACCAAAAGTCCCACATCATTCTCCCCAGTCTTGGCCCAGGCAGCATCGCGCACAACATAATCATTAAAATTAAAAGATAAAAAATATAGAAAACCAACCTTTGGTGCTCTAGCATAGGTATTGGCAACATAAAGGTTACTGGCATGCTGGAAATCTTTCATGCTAGGTTGTCCGTCACCTAACAATCCATTAGTTACACTTCCAAGAAAATTATTAAATGCATTACTCATAAAATTATTTAGCCAATAAAAAAGCCGGGGTTTTTACTCCCGGCTTTGTTGTCGCAGTTAGTATTAACCGCCTACTGCTAGTGTACGTGCTGTACGTCCAATGTTTACACCTAATCCTGTGGCATTGCCTGCGCCATCAACTTGTATAGCATTGTCATAACAAATTGACATAGCTATATCTAAAGGTTCATTGTTTGTGTAATCACCGCCTTGATATGTGACCTGTTTGATCCAGCATCCATCCAATTGGAATGTTTCTAAAACATTCGGAGTAAAGCCGCCATTGCCGCCATCCAATATTTCAATTAGTGTAGCAAATTTGTAGTCAATACCAGATGCCGCACTAGCTTGTTCAAAGAAGTCAAACTGTTTCTGCATTTGTTCAGCAACTTTAAGACTCACTGCGTTGGTTACATCATCACGCACTGTGAGTTTAATGTCAGCAAAACTATGACGGCCTGCTAGCTTTACCGTACTGTTGTATACAGCTAATTTGATTTCTTCAAATGTAACTTCTGGACGAGTTACGTTCATAACTTGTTTAGTTAGTTCTGTAGTAGGAGTACCTGCTACACCAAAACCATTTAAGGTCACGCGATAGCGATATCTTAATTTTGGCATTAACAACCCCTGCGAGCTAGAACCCGCATTGTTTGCTAATGGTATTGAAAAATTACTTAAACTTGAAACTGGCATGTTTAATGCTCCTTATTCTTAATATTACTTTCCAGAGCCAGGAAATCCTGCCCCAAGATTGCCTGCCGCAATAGCACCTGTATTAAGGATACGTAGCGGAATGTAAATGAATTCAACTGCTTTAACTGGCTCAATGGCTATGTCTACATGTAATTCATTACGATCAATTGTAGCAGGAGTATTGTTTGATCTGTCACATACCACAATGAAGTCATTCAAAGCACGTTGACCCACTAACTCTAACAATAGACTTTCTACGGCATTTTTAACTTCCCCACGTGTTTGATTGTCATTTGGCTCAAACAAATATGGTTTAGAAAGTATGCTTAATTGTCTACGTAGATAACCTACTAAACGAGCTACGTTAATACGATCTAATGCGCTAGAAACTTTTGATCGTGTATATTGACCCATATTAACAATACCAGCGCCTTTTAGTGTGGCAATTGGATTGACTTTAACACTGGCCATTATATCACGTAGGCTTTCATATAGGCTTACTGTTTGGAATTGGCCTGTAATACTGTCAATATACCCCACTGAAGTAGCATTAATGATTCCACCGCGGTTTAAACCAGCTGGGGCAAACCATTCATAACTTACCGCATCACTGTTAATGATAGTGCTCAGCATCATATGGCTTGGTGGAACAACAATATTGTTGCCAGTGTTGTCATTAGTTAAACCACTTGGATAGAAAAATGCCAAATAGTCATCATATGTTACCGCACCTTGATCACCGTTGTCTGTAGCCAGTGCTGCATTGCTTCCCCAGTTATTCAATGAATTAGAATCTGCTGGTAAACGGAATGGGGTGTCACCAATTACAAATGCTGTGTTACCAATATCTGTGTTGTAGTTAACCATGTTTTGTACCACTTCAGGATATCCTGGGCAGGCAATTAGGTTAAATCTTAATGTTTCAGTATCACGAATAGCTGTATTTGTGTCAATCAATGCTTTTAATGATTCAACAATCACGCTACGTTGTGCTAGACGGCCAAATTGTCCTTGACCAAGAGTGTTGTTTGGGCTAACAGTGACCCAACGATCTCCCACATCACCTTCAACTCCAGTGATATGATTCATCATGTATTTTTTAACGTTGTTACCACTCCAACGTAGGTTATATAAACGTGTACCTTTTGGATATAACAATGGACTCACACAATCACTATCAACATAGTTGCTGTTTAGTAATGCGCTGATTGTGGCTGGTTGATAATTTGTATCAACACCTGCTGTCCAACGAGCGTCAGCATACACCCAACCGTTAGGAGTATGATGATCTGTGGTATCCTGTAGTACCCAACCGCCTGTTACACT